CATTAGTTAAAATCCACCCATCCTGTTCCGCTAACATAACCACGGAATTTACTTGCACTAGAAGAAAAAGCAATATCTCCATTACTTGGTCTACCAATTTCTCCAACTGTCACAACTGTGTATACTTTTGTTGAAGGTCTGTTATCTACTTGTGCATCCCTTGTATCTAATTCATAACCAAGTAAATCTGAAAACTGTCTTAGTTCTCTATATACTTCTTCAGCAGTCATATTATTAGTCATTCTATAAGATGGAAGTCTTGGATAATTAGCCACTATCTGCCACCATCTGGTCTTACATTTGCTCTAACAGATCCCCAACGCCATGAACCATTTGAACTAGCAGACACAATAATTTCTGCTTGTCTACCACGACCACGAAGATCAACCTTTGTTGTATTTTGATTTATAGTATAAGGTCCTTTTGTAATTGGTGTACTATTAGGATACTCACTAAACATAATACTAAATTGAATATTACCATTATTTGTAATTGTATAGTCAGGAATAATTCTATCAACAAATAATAATTCATTACCATCATCAATATCAAAAGAAGAAGATTCAAGATATGATGTTAATATTTTACCATTACCACTATAAACATCTGTTGGTTCATTATTCCATAAATATCTACTATCAGAAGCAGACACACGACCTGCACCTATAGTATTATCAAATACTCTTTCTCCTGCAAGCACAGAATAAAATGATGTTCCATAAACCCAATGGTTTTCTTTATAGTTATAGATAATATATGAATCAGGTTCAGTTGAATTTTCTGATGGATATAACCACATAATTTCATTAAATTCTGAATTAACACCTGCAAAGACTTTATCTTTATTTACCATGTTAAAACTATCATATAAATATCTACGAACTGTACATTCAAGATTTCTTACTCTTCCATCAAAAGCATAAAAGTTATCTTCTCCCATCCAGTATGAAATACCATCTACATCTACTGCGGCATGTGGTGCAATAAGACCACAATTAGTTCCTACTTGTTGGAAGCTAAATGTAAATGGTGGTCCTACATATTGCTGTGTATACATTGCAGTATTAGTCCAAACATGTATAGCATTTCTAGAACGTATAGAACCTATAATTTCTGTACCACCTGTAAGAACTACTTCACCTGATGTAGAAGAAATAGAAGGTGTCCAATTAGTATAGTCTTCTTGGTCTGACCAACGTACAAGCATAGGATTATAACTACCTGTACCAAATTCATTAGTACCAAAAGATATAAGATGTCTATCATTTGGTGACACTTTAATAGCATTATTAATTGATGGTGAAGCACTAATTACTACGGATCGTTCAGGTGTAATAGAAGAATCTGCATCAAAATAAAAGATACGTCCACCACGCCTACATGCAACCATATCTTCTCCCCAATTATCTAAAGACCATTGAGAATTAAGAAATGTAATTGCACCTTCTGCAGCAGGTTCATTCCATGCTCTTTGACCAGTTGTACTTACACCTGCATTATATACACCTGCACCATATCCTGTACCCTGAATAGGAACAGTATTTTCTGTAGGTAAAATAAATTCTATATCTGCTGTACCACCTTGAATTACTGTATTAGTAGCAGTAGTAGTAGCAGAAATAGTAAAACTATTTAAGTTATCTACAGCAACAATAGAGTATTCACCAGAAAGAAGAATGCCACTATTACCAATAGATGTAGCAGAAGAAATAAATATTCTGTCATTGACAGATACACCATGACTTGTTATACTTACAACAACAAGTGGAGAACCAGCAGATGTATCAAATACACTTGTTAAAGCAATTGCAGAAACAAAAGGAGTAATATCATATAGTTCATTTGATTTAACTGCATAAAGAAATTTTTCTGTACCAAAAGAAAGAAATTTCTTTGTGTCATTATCAGACCATGTTATGATATCACGAGCAATACCAGTATAAGGAGTATCTATAGCTTTGTTATAACCACGAAGGTTCTCTGGCTTTCCTTCACGAAAGCGAACTCTATTCCCATCATACCATTTTCCTTCTTCAGCATACTGTGTAGATTCTCTATGGAAACCGGGAATAAATTTTAAAGTGGCTAATTTACCAGCCATATCTTACCTTTTTAAGTTTTGAATAGCAGCCATATCAATAACTGCTGTTGTTACACTAGCAGATACTGCATAGCTACGAACACTGTAAGCAATCATATCTACAGAAGAAATAGATGTTGTAATGGTAGGAACTGTTCCGTTTATAAATTTAAAATCATTAGCAAATGAAAGTGTTTTACCACCTGATGTTGCATCTTGAATTACATAAATCACACCTTGTTGTCCAACATTAATATTATCTGGTTGACGTAGTGTACTATTTGCACTTATTTGAAATACAAAATTATTACCTGCGTCCATATTAAGTGCAAAAATACTTGTGTCAGACACAGCAACAGTAACTAATGGTGAGTATGCAGAACCTGCACTAACTTTTATTTCACCATTAAATTCTGTTAAAGATGTAAAGATATTTGTAGAACCATATGTATTTGTATATGGAGAACTTACATTAGCATAACGAATATCAGTTGTTGACAATGCCATAAGTTTAGGATTAACATCTGTTGCATTAGTTATTGTAGCAGCAGCAGATACTTCAATTTCACCAATACTTGTAAGTACATTACGACTTGTTGTGTCACCAAAACCTAAACCAGTTGCATCTAGTCCACGTACATTAGTACCATCTGTTACAATAATAAATGTACCTGTACCAGTTGTACTAGTATTAACAGTAAATCCTGTTGCGGTTGCTCCTGTATTAATAATACGAAGAGTACCAGTGCTGGATGTCTGTGTTACTTTATTATAAACAACATATGATTTAGATTGTGCAGGAAGAACAATATTAGCAGCAGATGCACTAACAACATAGCCTTGTAATTCAAGAGCCATAGAACGTGCTTCATCTGCAGCACCATTATTTGTAGTAAGTACAGTATCATTAACAAGTTGAGAGCCAGATGTTCCAATAGTTGTATATGCACCAACGGCATCATCAAGTAAATCAATGACGTTTTGATTTAGAATATCTCCCCAAGAGTTTGGATTTTCACCATCACCTTGTTTTTCAATTCTTATTCTAGTTGTATATGTAGATGCCATGCTTCTCTTCCTATAATTACAAGTTCTTTATATTATATACTACTTTATTCGGTCAGACAATATTTTATCAAGTTTGTCTTCTACTCTATGCAATGCTTCCATAACACGATTCATGTCATCACGAAGTTCCATTTTTGTTGCATAGTCTTCACGTGTTCTATTAAGCAGAATCTCAAGACGTTTAAGTTCTGTTGACATAGCATTTACCCACCAGCCACCGCCAATAATAACAATCCCAATTAATATATCAATTAATTCTGCCATTTCCATTGTTAGATTCCTTCAGGCCAATTAGATATTGGTGCATTGCCAGTTAAAACACCATTAACCATAGGCGCATCGAACAGAGCCATAAACGCAGTATGGTTAGCCGCCGCATCTATCGCCGCTTCAATCGTGTTTGAGGCAGTCCTCACGCTTGCTCTATAATCAAGTGTCGCTTGGTCAACAGAATAGTCAGCAACTTCACTAGCTTTGATTACCATCCAATCGGTAGGAGCAAGCAATCCACCAGCCTGTTGCTTGATGGTAGCTTTCCACTGTGACTTTAGCCCCAGCGTGACAACCTGAACGCCATTTTCCATAATAGGATTACCATCTTCATCAACAGCATTGACATCATCCAATGCCTTTGGCGTGTTGGCATCCCAATAAAATCTATTGTCGAATAATGCTGGTGGGTCAACCCATACCAACCCAGCCGCAACTTTCTCAGCGTCAGACCATCTGCCCCAGCTAGTAGGGTGCTGGATGCCGTCAGCGTTCTTCCACGCCCGACCTTCTCTGATTCTTTTACCTTGATATGTCCACATAATTAACTCCTATCGGGCATTTGCATATTTGAATGGTTGTTCGGCTAGAGCTAGATATATATAGCTACTGCCACTGGCATTAGTTGATGTAGCATTGAGGCGCAACTTGAAACCATTACTATAATAATCAGCGACATTGGCTAAAGTAGCCTCTGCGTTACTGCTTTCTGCAAGTAAATACAAATCCAAATCATTATATGGGTTTCTAGTAGAATCTTGAATGACCCAACTACCAGTAGTATTTGTCCGTTTAATCATAACAAAAGCTGGCCTAAATCCTGTATAAACAAACGTGCCATCTGCCAAACCATTGCCAATGTATTTGTCCACCTTGCACATCCCTTCGGCGTTTGCGAAACAGTACCCGATAATGTCCTGACCAGAAGCATTGACATAGTTGTAAGAACCAAGAGTAAATACAGATGATGTTGGTTCTGTGTTATTCCAAAGAAGTGAAGTTGACGACCAAGCCGCAGTCGAATTCAATCTCAAATAGCCCAAATGACCAGAGCCGTTATTAGCATCCTGAGCCAGCGTAGACCATTCAGTTCCACCAGCATCCATATTTTTGGTAATAATTAATCGGGGCTGGCTCGACAAACCGTGTCCAACCGTAGCCCCAGCCGTACCATTGCCAGTCCATTTTACAACACTGAACCACTTATCGCCCTGACTTGTTTCATCCACACTCACTGTGCTGATAATACTGCCATCAGTGTTAGATACGCCAGAGCCGCCAGCTTTCCAAGACCACCCTACAACAGGCTCACCGCTTTTATTGACATCATAACCATTACCGTCACCAACAGAAAAACCATCGCTGTCAAAAGACATAATAATGTTGGCTGTTCCTTCAGCATTTGTAGTGTTTGATTGTAAGTATTTAGTGCCGCCACGAATAGCATCAGCCCAGTTAAAGCCTGAGTTTGCTGACCTTGATTTTGCAACAACAAGTGACGGCTGGAAGCCCACGCCAGTAATTTGACGGTTATTCGTGTTATCACCAGTCCACAGAACCGTATTGAAATAATCTTCTGGCGTTTCATCGTTCAGCGTGTTTATCGCACCGCTTGGCAGATTGGCAGAGTTCCACGCCTTGCCGTTAGCACCTTGCGACTGTGAGAATACACCTGTACCACTTTCATCAGAAATGCCATTAGGGGCTTTAAGACCAGCAAAGCTATCATCCTGACCAGCATTAAAAATAACGCCTTTAGAGTTATGCCCAGCCACAAAGAAACCATAAGGGTCTGTCGTATTTGGAAGGCTCTGAGCAGAACCCTGTGCTGTACCGTTGTTATAGAACTGCACAGTCTGTGCGTCCATGTCTAGCAATACACCAACAATGTCACCAGCCGTATCGAAGTCATCCAGACCAGTAACAGTGGATGAAGAACTATTGTTTCTTATTGTGCCATTAGATAAATAAGCTACACATTCATGACCAGATATAATGCCAAAGTTAGCGTCATCGTAATAACCAGATGATATGGCGGCATTAAGGCCAGTAGGACACCAAACTCCAATATAATGACCATTAGCACCAGTAACAGTATTGTAACCTTCAAAATACCATTTTCCAGAATTGGGCGGCACAAGCATTGTTGACCTAGCAATTATAGAGCCAGAGCCAGTAGTATTGCTAACCTTTAGATTACCTTCAGATAAGTACAAAGCAAAATCATTAGGGTTCATCGTAGCAAAATTATTAGTACCATCAGGCACAACATCGTTGAAATCTAGGTTGTTTGGTTGCCAGTCATTGCCCTGCCCAGACGTATCCTTCCAGAAGGCCGCATTGCGTGTGTCTGCAAAGGCCATATAGATATATGTGCCGCCAGAAGCATTGCCTAACGCACTACCGCCTTGAAAAGTAAAACCATCATCGTCAAAGTCTACACCAACACTTGAAGCATCGCCTTCTACGTTTGCAAGGTCAGCAACAAAATATTTGGTAATAGGGTTACTTGTGTCTCTAGTATTATCCCATATTCCCCAGTTGGCAGTTGTGTCAGTGCGCTTCGCCAACAGAAAGGCTGGCTTAAATCCCAGACCAGTGATGCTATTTCCAGCCGCCCCAGTTCCACTGTATGTACCAATCTTTGAGTAGCCAGTTTTTTCAGCGAAACAATACGCCACCAGATTGTTGCCAGAACCGTTTGTCTGTGCGTCACTGCCAACACTAAATACTGATGATGTAGGTGTTGTGCTATTCCATATATTAGCATTTGTATTAGGTGCATTAGTCGCATCAAGGTAAAGAAATTGTGTGCCACTTAAAGCATTAGTCCAAACTACCCAATGGTTTCCAGCCACAGAGCGTTGCTTTACTATTACGGCATCAGGTGTCTGCCCAAGGCCATGTCCAATCGTAGCGTTAGCCCCCGTCCCCGTAAATGTAGCTATGGAAAAGCCGTAATCAGTATTAGCCTTGACCGTACTGGTGATTGACCCATCAGTGTTGCTTGCTGGTGAACCAGAGCCAGCGTCCCAGCACCAAGCGACATACTTTTCGTTAATGTCATTTACTTCACCACCAACACCTAAACTAAATCCATTACTATTAAAGCTGGTTAACCCAAAAGCCCCTCTGTTAAACTCAGCATCAGTATTGTTTGCAAATAATTGTAATCCTGCGCCTCTAACTGTGTCATTCAAATTGTGAACTTCAGCTACATCTCTGTTTTTAATCCAAACTAAGTCAGGTGAAAACCCACATCCGTTGATAGAATGACCAGCCACATCATTGCCAGTGTAAGTAACGGTATTAAACCCACTAGCCTCAGTCGTGTCGCCAAACTGCAATCTAAAACCATTCGTGCCAAACGTTAGGTTAGCCGTGTCCTTTGGTATCCAGATGCCAGACTTTAGCTCACCAAAGCTGGTAGGGTCTAGGGCTTGTCCGTCAATAAAGTTGACTTCTGCCATATAACCGTCATAGTAGCGAGTGTAATCTGGGAATTTACCAATATTATGTTCAACGGTATAGTTGATGTCGGTATCTGTATTTTGTGGTGGATATTGCGCTGTTGAAAAGCTAGTAACTTGCTCACCATTAACATACAGTTTTGCTCTATCAGATGCAGTCGCTTGGGTTGTATCGACTGACCAAACAATATGATACCATCCAGCCATATCTCTAAATACTTGAGATGTTGCTAAATAATAAGACGCATTAGAAGGCGTTGAAGAAAGCTGCGCACGAATAGTATCGTTGTCGCCAGCATTTAGAAACATAAGGACATTATACAATCCAGCACTAGAATCTTGAGCCGCAAAAAGAGTAGGTATATTTCCAACAACATTTGCATTTAAATTCCCACGCTTAACCCAACCACTCCAAGTCCAAGTCCTGCGATTGCCAGCCGTTGTTGGTGTGCGGCTTAGATATGCGCTGTCGTTATCGTTGAATCGTAATGACTGTTCGATGGGGAAGTCGTAGAACCCAGCCGCACCAGTTGAAGCCATAAAAAACGGGTTATTAGTTAAAGACATATTATTATTTCTCCGTTATGCAAATGCAAGTTGTGGCGTACCCAGTAAAATACGTCCTGATGCTATTACGATGTACGGAACTACATCCGTCCCACTAGCAGAGAGTGTAATACCAGCCCCACCAGCAGTCTCGTAATCTGTTCCAAGAGATACTGTGTAGCCACCTGTTTGAATGAATGTAATAAAGCCTGACTGACCAACCTGTTCTGTTGTAGGATTGTCTAGTGTAACATTGCCTGTCATAGTTAATACAAAGTTCTGGTTTGCACCGAAGTCTAAGGTTATATTACCTGATACACTAGCGGTTTGGGTTGTTGCAATGGCAGTGCCAGTGATAGTCACGCCTGTGGCTGTGGTTTCTAACTTCGGAACGTTGTTAAAGTTCAATTCAACTTTGCCATCCGATACACACTGTATCATCGTTTCGCCAGTGTACTTTTGTAGCGCAATGTTATTGCCTCTAATTAGAAATGTGCCGTTAGCATACGTTTCATCAATATATGCGTTTGTACCATCGTGGTAAATTTGCAGTTTTCCAGAAGAAAAAGATGCCTTGTCGTTGTCGCCGAAGTTAAGGTCATCAGATGTTGTGCCGCCGTCAAAGGTGATTGTGCCAGTGACATCCAGCCCACTAGAATTTATAAACGCCTTTTCAGATGCATCAACCCTAAAAGAAATTTTACTGTCAGCAACCGCATTATCCTCATCAGCCTCAATACGAAGCGAAGTGTTGTCTAACGTAATCTCGCCATTGTTACTAGTATCGCTATCATCAAAGCGTATGCGTGGGTTATTCGTTCCCAAGTCTAACAACTGTGCCGTCACAGTACCAGTAACGTCAATACTACCAGTAAATGTTCCACCTGCAAGAGGCATATGATTACTAATGCTTGTAGCAAGTGTTGCAGATACTGTAGCAAGTTCTGCATCTGTTGGTACACCTGAAGTAGAAACTACACGGCTACTATTAATATTAATACCTGAACCTGCAGTATATACAAGAGCAGAACTAAATTGTACAAAAGTAATATCTGTAGTGCCAAAGGTAATCTCACCAATGTTATTACATACATAGGCTTCACCTGCACCTTCAGTTCCTTCTTGTACATAAAAATAAGAACCGCCATCAAGACCATCATTAGTTGCAGGTGCATAACTATCAGCATCTGTTGCACGTGTAAGAACCCAGTTAGTAGAAACAGAACCTGTATCAGTTACTGTATATACACCGTTTTGTGTAGCATCTGTTTGGTTGTAAATAAGAACACGGTCAGATGTATTAAGAGTTACACCATCAATAACAAGAGCAGCCTGTGTACCTGCATTAGTAAGTGTTGCGCCTACACCTGCTGTACCATTATTATAAGTAGCATTAAGATTACCTGCACTGTCAGGGCTTTCTACACGAACTGGTGAATGAAAGTGAATAGCAGCAGCAGTAAGATTATCTACATATTGCTTTGTTGCTGCTTCAAGATTAGCAGAAGGATTACCGGGCAAAGTAATTGCACCTGTCATAGTACCACCTGCAAGTGGCAAATGATTAGCAATAGATGTTGCTAATGTTGCACTTAGTGCAGTTACATTAGAATTAGTATTGTCAATAGATGTTGCTAGTGTTGCGCTTAATGCAGTTATATTAGAATTAGTATTGTCAATAGATGTTGCCATTGTTGATGACACACCAGCAATTACATTATTAATAGAAGTAATTGTAGGACCAACAAAAGATGTAGCACTAACTGTACCACTTACTTGAACACCATATGGAAAATCCGCATCCTGTCCATCAGTAAGAGTAAGCATAGAAAATGAACCAGTATTGGTTAAACGTATATCATTACTTTGTACAAAAAGACTTCCAGTTCCGCTTTCAGTAATTAAAGAATTAGAACCATTATGCTGAATAGTTAAATCTTTATCTGTACCAAAATGTAAAGGAATATTATCTGCAAAAGTTGCGCTACCATTTACAATAAGATTATTACTTACATTAATAGTTGTTGCGCTTACTGTACCAAATTCTTGATTAGCAAATAAAGCAAGCGTACCAGAACCTGTAATACCTGTAGTCGTTACACCATTTTCTGTAAGATAAATACCTGTACCAGTATTAAGTGCAGTCATTGTACCTGCACCTGCAAGACCTGTAATATTAGAACCATCACCATAAAGGAATGTTGCACTTACAATACTAGTAGTAATATTCTTTGAAATAACAGGACCTGCTGCTGTAAATGTTCCTGAAATATTTAAATCATTTGAAATAGAAGTAGTACCATCAACATGCATTGTTCCTGCTACACTAACATTTCCTGCTACATTCAATGCACCACTAACAGATACATTATTTTCTACATAAAGAGAAGAACCTGAAAGAGTTCCACCAACAAATGCAGCAGCACTAATAGTTGTTGTAGCAGTTACATCTGTAATACGACCTTGTGCATCAACAGTAAAAGTAGATCCACCTGTATAAGTTCCTGCAGATACAGAAGTATTTTCTAAAGCAAATGTAGGATTACCTGCTGTACCATCAGCATTAGTAACACTAATACCAGTAGAACCTGTAAGTGTTCTTCCTACTACAGTACCTGCATTACCTACTGCTACACCAGTAATATTAGAAATATCTGTTATTGCATTAATTTGTTCAGCAGTTTTTGTAATGGCTGTACCATTTAATTGTAAAGTACCATTAATATTTACTGCAGCATTAGAAATTTGTAAAGCAGAGTTAGTTCCATCACCATCTTGGATAGTTCTTACTGTGCCATCAATTCCTGAATTAGCTACACTTGTTTGTATTTGAAGCAAATCTTTATAAGTACTTGCAATTGTTTTACCAGTTAAACTTGCCATTACACTAAATTCCAATATCCAGTTTCATTTTCCCATTCCGTGGTTGCATTTTCCCACGTTACATTTCTATCACCATTATATTCAGGACGAGCATCTTTAATATAATACCGTTCATCTATACGTGGTGATCTATTCTGTGGATGATTTTTTAAATCAAACTGACCTTCAAAATCAGTTGGACAAACCATCATACCATAACTATTCTTTTTTAATTGGTTTAATTTATATCTAAAACCACATGTATCACATATACCAAAAACATTTTTTCTTCCTGCCATTATACCATAATCCTTGGTTTAAGCAAAAGGTTTGTTCGTTCTCTGTCTTGTTCCATTGCACGAAGCATACGCTCTTCATACTCTGTCTTTAGCATATTAATACGGTTCATATCTACACCGGGACGTTTTATTGCCATATTGTATGCAAGACCTGCTGTAAGACATGGAAGAAACTTACGTGATATGTCTGCAGTTTCTACAGCAGATTTATTTACATCTTGAAGATATGTAAATGTTTCTACCTTGATTGTGTCTGTTGAGTTTTCAGGAATAGGCCAAAGATACATTGTAGCAAAGTCACGCCCATTACGAATAGCATATTGTGTAGTACGACCTGTCTGCCCTTTATTAGGGATCTTCATATACTCTTCCATAGAAATCCGTTGAAGTTGAATATCACGGTTATCCCTATTATGTACTGCTTCTAACACATCAACTGTTGCACTAGAAAAAGCATAGGCAGTAACACTGGTTGTTAAAGACACAGTTGATGTTCCAATAGACCACAACATTACACCACGGTTTTGCCAATCTTGTAATAGCAAATTGATGGAGCGTCTTGCAGACTTAGGTTCATGCCCAAGTGTCTGCTCTCCACCAATCATTTCACTTGCTTCTTGAATAACTTCGTCAATATCCATTGAGAAGTTATATGTACCTGACGATGCCATTAGTATAACCTATTCTTTCTCTGCATTGATTGGGCTGTACGCTTTACGCCATTCTTTTTGCCAATAGTTTTCTTCATTAACCTTTTTTTCATAGGTGTTTTTGTTATCTGTTGGCTTATGTTTGAACGACTGATAGACATTTTTAATAAAGACAGTTATGCCCAACCATTCCACCTTTTTTATATTTCTTCATAGAACCACCAGCACTACGCTTATATGTATATCCTTTAGGTCCTGCAGTATTTGATCCTGACATGCCTGTGGTTTGATCATTACCATATGGATCTTTCATAGTTTTTTTCTTAGCTTTTGTTTTAGCCATTCCTGCTTTATTCATCATGATTATTTACTCCCTAATTTTTTATGTGTTTGAGTTTTTGGTGGACTTTTCTTGCTCCCACTCGGACCAGCCCAAAGAACTTTATCAGCCCAGTAAGCAGCAGACATTTTACCTTTTGATATGTTTTTTGCATGACGTGACTTAAACGACTTCCTAGCTGTAGGCGAGTAATTATGTCCATAACCTTTTTGACCAAAGTGGATAAGACGAATATTGTCACCCTCTTTAGCCAAGACCATACCTTTTTTATTTGGTCTATTAGACCTTTTAGGTTTATTGAACCCTGCGAATTTTGTTCCACGATATTCTATTCCCCCTGATGGTAATCTTTTAACTCCCGGATACTTACTCATTTTACTTTCCTATATGTTCTGACTTTTTTTGCGATAGTCTTAGGCTGTTTAACGAATTGTTTTCCCTGCTTAGATCCTTTTCTTTTAGCTGCTGAAGTCTGCGCATATTCTTTTGAGGATAGTGCTTTGATCGCTTTTGCTGGTAAGTAACGCTCACCTGTTGCTTTTGGACCTTGAGTAGATGGTTTACCACTTTTGGTTCTCCACTTTTGTTTTGTCCAAGCCTGTAAACTCCTTTGTGATTTTTTTAATGCCATGCCTAATTCCTTATTATATCATTATATTCTTTCGCTTGCAATCCTTCCATAATGGAACATTAACCAAAACCAAGCAGCAATATGATATTGACACAGTATCATTAATGTGCTAAGTAAAATTATTTCAAATGTATCTAATAAAAAGTATTTCATATTGGTATTATAACATACCACGTGCCTTTAGTCCAACATAAATTACTATACCTAAAAATCCTATTCCTGCTATAATTGCAGCACTTAAAACAATTGTTTCTAATAGTTGTTGTCTTTTCCTTTGTGCTTCTTCTTGTGCCTCTATTCTTGCCTTACGTGCTTCTGCCTGAAACTTTTGCCAATCATTCCATAATCCCGGACGACCAACATATAACATAATTTGTCTTAACTCTTCTTCTTTTTCTTTAATAACTTCTAATGCCATAAACTCTTCAAAGTCATTACCTTTATAAAATGGACTATTCTTTTTATTTGATACTTTTTTCTGTAAAGTTTCTTTACCATCTACAAACTGAGCAATCTGACTGCCTACACTGGCTATGTCACGCCCATTAGATACTGCCTGTTTAATAACTTGGAATGCTGCGTTAGCAGCGGCTAATTCTGCTAACATTTAATACACCTGTACTGAGCCTTTCTTTAAGTATTTAGGTACACAATATGCGGTAACACGATCTCGTTCATCCACCCAATCACGATAGGTGTAGCTTCCATAACGTCTTGACACTTCACTGGCATAGAAGTTGCAGTCCGTAATACTGCGGAAATACATGTCTCCACTAGCAAGGTAGCGGCTTTCTCCAGTTCCGATGTATATAAGTAAGACGAAGACATGCACCATTCCATTATGACTTATAGCCTCCACCTTTTGCTTTGTATTCTTTAGCAAGCATTTGTGCTTTTCGTGCAGACCACTGTCCCGGTGCTCCACCTTTACCACCTGCTTTAATACTTTCAAATAAACGTTTACGCATTGTAGGTTTAGTATAATTACCTGCTTTATTTACAGATGACTTAGGCTGACCACCAAGTGCCAGCCCTTTAGTCTTTCTAGAATAAGATCCCTTACCTTTCTTTGGTTTAACTATTTTAGGTCCATACTGCTTTTGCTCTAAGGACTTAGCCATAGGATTTTTACTTTTACCTGCAGACGATAAGGCAATAGCCACAGCTTGTTTTTGTGGCTTGCCTTCCTTTTTTAGTTTACGAATGTTCTTACTAATTGTTTTAGAAGAACTACCCTTTTTTAATGGCATAGTAATTTACCTTTTTGGTTTACGTGCTTTGCCCCAGCCACGCATTTGACGTGCAACTACTTCAGTCTTTTTAAGTGTAGGTGCTTTTTTAATTTTACCGCCCTTACTCAGTTTTTTCTTTGCATAATTATATGTGCCTTGAACGATCTCACTTAAACCGGGTACATTTCTAGCTCTGCCAAATTGCTTTTCTTGATATTTTCTACCGCCCGGATTCATTACTTCATCTATTGACCCAAGCAAAGTTTTAGTTCTATTTTGTTTTTCTTTAAGAGAACGTCCACGAATATCTCCTCTAAGAATACCACCTTTTTTAAGAGCAGGATTAGCACGACTGCTTACACCTACATTGCTACGATTTTTATTCTTTGCAGCATCAAGAAGACTTTGACCTTTTGCTAGATTACCTTGTGTTCCTGCAATTGCTGCCTTACCTGCTTTAGAACCTGTGCCACCATACATTACCATTAATGCTGCACGTTCTTCTGAACTACTAGGAAAGATATTTCCTTTAGGACCAAAGCCTGTATTTTTACCTGCATCAAAGTTTGTAGTTTCTTTCAATGGAGTTACAGGTGCTGGTTTACGTGGAGTCTTTTGATCAAACTCTTCAGCCTTTGGTTTAGGCATAGGCATAGTTTCTGCTTTACCTTTTGAAATACCTGTTGGTGAGGATTCTTTCATAACCATTGCTGCAATTGCTGCTCTCATTGCAGGATTTAAATTTCTACGAGCAGGACTTGCAGGACGTGGTGCAGGTGTTGTTCCTTTACCAGTATTAGCTTTTGCAGGTGGTCTTATTGGTCTAGTTGTTATAATATTTTTACCTTCTGCTTTAGCTTGACCAGTTCGTACTGGTTTACGTACTGCTTGTACTGGTTTACGTACTGCTTGTACTGGTTTACGTACTGCTTGTACTGGTTTACGTACTGCTCGTACTGGTTTACGTACTGCTTGTACTTTTGTACGACTAGTACTTGTTTGTGGTTTAGGAGATCGAACAGCTTGTGCTGCTTGTTCTGCTTGTTGTACAGAAGAAGGCTTTCCACGAGAATCTGCACCTTTAATTGGTTTAAATACTTTTGGTTCATTTTTTAATGAAGGACGTGATGGTTTTAATTTACTAACACGTTCTGCTTGCTGTGCTCTAGATGGAACAACTCTTGATCCTGCACCACTAATAGGTGTAAATGGTTTTGCTTGAGCAATCATACTTGGAGTAGGATTTTTAACTACCCTTGCATTAGGAAATTTTTTTTGAATTTGTTGAACTGTTTTTGGTCCACCTTTAGCTGCCATATATATTGGTCTACCACCAAGACCTACCATTCTTAAAACAATTGGTGCTAAGTCTAATACTGCTTTCATTATTTTTTACCTTTCATTGCTTTACCATAACCTTTTATGGCTGCTCCACAGCCACGTGGTCCTTTTTTAATTTTTCCACCCTTTTTATAAAAACCAAGATTAGATAGTTGTTCTCCTAATCCACCAAGTATAAGTCCTGCATCAGAATAAAGATCTAACATATATGGAATTTCTACAGCAGATAAACCTGCTGCAAATTTATTAATCTTTCTTTTTTTTAATTTTTTATTAGAAGTTGGAATTGATGTTTTACTACCAGCCATTATTTTGATCCTTTCATAGCTTTACCATATCCACGCATTGCTGCTCCACAGCCACGTGGTCTTGATCCTACCTTACCACCTTTCTTACGGTATGCATATTGTAAAGGATCTGATTTAATTCCTCGTGCTTTAGAATGAACTGTACCACGAAGTTTTTCAATAACTAATTGTTTATTTTTTTCTGCATCTTCATTAATTTTTTTAATTTTATTATTTGCAACTTCTTCCGTAATCTTACCTTCTTTTTTTGATTGATTAACTTCTGCTCTATGTTTACGTGCAAGAGTTTCAATTTTATTAACAGCATTTTCCTGTTCTTTTTTAACTTGAGATCTAGCTTGGTTCATTGACTGCGCAGAAGTTAAAGTTTTAGGTGAAGATAATTCTTGTTTACGTTCTGCTAATTCTTTTGCAGAAGTAGGTTCACCTGCAAGTTTAGCTTTTTCAAGACGTTGACGAAATGAAGGCATCTTACGTCCTGTGCCACGTGCCTTACGAGAACCTTCACCTGCTGCTTCAGCAATCATAGATGCAGGTGGAGAATAACGACCAGTACTTTTTACTTCATATTTGTTACCTTTTTTAACAATTTTAGCCTGACCAGTTTGAACTAAACGGCGAATAGCTTTTCTAGAATAACCTTTAAGGGAAGGATCAAGTTCTATTAATGATGCCGGAACCATATTTAAACTTAGGTCTGTTAGTTTTTCATCTGGCTTACGTTCAACAGTAGACACCATTCTTTGTAGTTTAGGTTTTTCTGTTAAACCTTTTTTAGCTGCATCCATTTCTTTTTTAACTTGTGCAATTAATCTACTACGCTCTGCTTTTTGTTTTGCAGTTAAATCAGAAAGTGCGCCTTTTGGTGTAGTCTCTGCACGTTTTTGAGCAGTACCCGGTTTCATTGCAGTCTTCTTTGGTTTAGGTGTACGACCTTCAGCAATGGCTTTTGCTTCCATTGTCTTCTTACGTGTAGCAGCAGCCTTTGCGTAACGTCCTTTACGTCCACGTTTAGCTGTTATCTTTACACCTTCTTTAATAATTTTACTTAATGCCATTGTTAGTTACTCCCCATAATAACTGGATTGTCTGCACCTGCTGGGCTGGCAGGAGTTTCCATATCATCTCGTCTTGTACGCCTTGCTTGATTCTGTAGAGATTGTAATGCTTGTGTATATCTTGCTTCAAACAATTGAACAAGATCAAAGTTTTTCATAAAGACCATTGCTTCTACCATTGTAGCATTAAATAATGCATCATAACAGTAGTCAGAAAAATAATTATTAGGTGTTGCTGATGCAAGAGTTACAGGTCTAGAAACATGTACAACTTCTCCATTAAAAGTAGACACAGGCGTAGGTGCAATAAGAACAGTAGTATTATTACGTCTAGCATAATACTCAGGAGTTCCTGTGCTTGCACTTACAGGCCAGTAATCACGGATGTATTCATCTGTACGTTGAAGAAGATTAATGCGTGTGCCGTTTGCTACAATATTAAAGTTCTTGACAATTCGTGTTCCAGATGGTAAAGTAATGTTATTAATTCCAGAACTTACTGCCACTGAAGTATAT